TTCTAGTCCACTGAAAGCCAACATTTTCATAGTTTCTTGCTTGAGCTATCGCTTGCATTTGAAACTTGCCTCTAGCGATTAAAAGTTTTTGAGCCTCTTGTTTTGCTCTCCTACTTTCAGCCCAAACTGTTAATAATCCACTTAACAATGTTGATCCCAGCATCGTTATTATTTCAAACGGAAATCCCATATTATTTCTTCTTTTTATAACCGCTTGCATAAATCGCTTTTGCTTGTCGCTTTGCTTTCGCTTTCGTTTTGTAAGTCTTGCCCGACTTACCCCATTTGTAACCGCCTTTTACTTTTTTAATTGGCATTTTCTTCTTCCTTCAATAATCTTGAGCCAACAGCAAGTGCGCCTGTACCAGCCAACAATCCAGCAGATTGAGCTTTGTTTGGATCAAACTTAGCAGAGGTTGATCTGACTTGATTAGGCTCGAACACAATGAAATGCTTTGTGTCATCTGGTATGTTTTTCATGTTTTTGAATGTGTCAGAAGCATCCATTATTACGCCATCAAATCCAGCATCTTGATAAATTTCTTTAATGACTTGATTGCTTGCATAATTTCCAGCATCATCGGCTACGTCTAACATTTCATCGGATGCTCTTATTGCATCGTCAACCTCTCGAAACGACTTATAATCGTAAAGCTCTAAATCATTAAATAACTTTTGCCCATCAAAATCATATTTATTAGCGACTCGCATAATTGATTCATATAAATCAATAGCGTTGCCTGTTTCATCGACATAATCACCAGCTTCGTCATATTCGGTTATCAGCTCCCAACCTTTGTTTTTGTTTGTTAAGTCGATTGGATTTTCCATTTTTAAATATGCTGGTATGACATTATCAGCACCGCCAGATAATTCTTTTCTAGCTATTGCCATAAAATACTGATCCATGTCATCAAAATCTTCGGGCTTTATATTTAAATCCTTTCCGTATTTTTTAGCACCTTTGAAAGGTTCCATTTTCTTGTTAGATGCACCTGAAGCCCAATCATTTATAAGTTGCTCTTGTCTGCTAAAAATTCTTGATGTTAAATCTGGCCCTACGCCAGCATAGTTCTTAGAAGCATCTATTGGTGAATCTGTAAAATAGATTGCATCACCATATCTTCCTTCTATGTTTCCTTTGCTTGGATCAAATGCTTTGATGTCATGTGTCGTACCATGAAAAACACGATTATCAGTATCAAAACCCATTTCCTTTGCTCTTTGCAATCTTGCGTTTGGCGTATTCTTCATAACAGTCGAAGCAACACCAGGCACAAAGGGCAGTAAACCAAGACCACTCATTGCGTAATTGCCCGCTGATCGCATTTCAGGATTCTCTTTATACATTTGCACATCGCCAGCTAAGCCAATCGCATCTGTGAATGGAAACCCAATAGGAGACATACCCACTTTCTGAGCTGGGTTTAATGATTGCCAAAACTTCTTTGCTTCTTCTATCATTGCTTGTTCTTTTTGTTTTCTGATCATTTCGCGTTGCTCATACTCAGCAATGCGTTGTTGTCTTTTTAAGTTTTGCTCTTGAGGTGTTTCAGGCAACAAAAGACCCGCCGCTTGCATTGGTGCTGGGTTAAATAAACTGTAGTTGTTTGTCATAACTAATGTATTGTTGTTTCCTCATGCGATAACAGCTCTGAGTCTTCATTGATAACATCTGCAAGAAAACACAAAACAAGCTCTTTTGCGTGTTCTAAGTCTCTCGCTTTTATGCCTTGAGCTGTATAGATCATGTCGTCTTCTAAGAACTCAAGATCGAAATATGAAAATTTATCCGTTTCCCGAACCATTGAATAGTCCTTGCGCTTGAGCTTTTGCGATTTGTCTGATCGTTTCTCGATCACGCTCCATGAGTGCGTTGATCTCTGCGACATTGACTTGAGCGCCATATTTAGCATTTAGTTCAGCGGCTTTCAATCGAATGTCTGCTTCAGACTCATCGCGTTTGAAGTCATCGTCCATGATGATTTTGAGTCGATCATTTTCTGCGTCAATAACCGCTTTCTCAGCTTGTACATTTGCTTTATGAATCTCAGCTTGAGCCAACATCTCTGCTGGATCAGCCTTTTTCTCTTCTTGCTGTGGCGGCATAGGCGGTATATCAGTATTGATAAACGCGTTGACATCTTTGAATCCCGCCATTTCTATGACTTTTGCTAATGTGTTTGCGTATTGATTCATTGTGACCATTGGGTTGTTGGGTCCGAGCATTTGCAAGATCTGCTCTTGTTTTCCAGCGACCATGCCTAAGACTTGCATCTTCTCTTCATCACTGCTTTTGCTGATCGCTACATTTACAACTAGGTCTTTGTCCAGCTCCCAATATCTCGGGTCCACTGCAACAAAATCATTGTTTAATCTGACAATCTCTTCTTTGTCAGCGTATTTAATAATCAAATTATTGACGAGTTTGAAAAGCGTTTTCATGCCACCTTCTGCGAAGTGACGACAGATTAGCTCGACTCTGCCTTGGGCGCCTGACATTGTTGCTGAGACTGCCGCTTTTGTTGAAGATTGCAACGCATCAGCATTTAGACCTGCGCTTGCTTTAGAAACGCCCGTACGGTTCTCTTTGGCATCATCCAGATAGGAGAGTACAGGAAACGCCTCTTTCCCGACGAAGGGGATCGAGAAGGGTTGAACCATGCCGGGCGCTCTCATGCGAATGGGTTGACCGATGTCAGTGTTCAAAACATCGTCAATGTTTACTTGTCCTTCTACCACCGCCATCCGAGGGAATATCGAATGACCGAGAGAGTCAAGTGTGTCGCGCATGATTTGTGATTTTGCAGTTTGTATTGGAATTAAATAATCTGAGACACAGCTTCCGATCGCTGTATGCGGCTCAGGATCCATCGAGAACATAACGATAGGAAGTTCGTCCCATTGATCGTAGTTGACGATGTTTAAGCCGTTGCCGACTGTGCAGACTCGGACACGCTCTGCGATTCCGTCTTTGTCTAAGTCGTAGTTGACGTAATGTTCGATGTATAAAACTTTTTTATCATACGCATTGTCAGCGTCAGGATACATTGAACTATCAAGTGGGCTTCTTGCTTCTTCTTCTTCATATGTTTCTGCGTCAAAAGTTGAGCTTGAGCCTGCGTGTTCTTGTATTTCATCTTCATCGTAGCCCATTGCAACGAGATCGCTCACTGACTTGATCATACGATGTGCAACATAGCTTGATGTCTCTAAATCTCTTGCATTGCGAGCAATCAGCACTTCTTCAGGCGGAACACTCTCAATGCACACTTTGTTATTCGCTGTTACTCTGCGAACAGTCAAATCATAAGACACAGGTGTTTCTTGCGTCATTTCTTCGCCTGTCATTTCGTCAACAATCGTCATGCTTTGCATGTTGATTGACTCTTCAACAATCTCGACATCTTCATCGAGCAATAGAGCTGTGTACGCTTCTTGAGACAAATCAGAGAAATGATGCGTTGTCGCTTTGATGCTGTCATCGTAATACGCTTTGACGAAGCCAGTCTTACGGACAAGCGCATCTTTAAACGCATCGTAGAGTACGCTGAAACCATTGCTTCTTTCAATCGTGTAGTTGACAAAATCTGTTTGCTGTTTTGCCAACTCAATATCATTCGCATCATGCGGTATAAACTCGACTACTTTTTTTGTGCCGAAAAATGTTCGCATGATTGAAGGCATCAAAAATAAAACACTGTCTCGCAAATCTGTTGAGACAAATTCTGATTGCAAAGACGATGTTGCATTGGGTTTCTTGCCCAAATAATAATTTGTTGCTTCAGCTCTTTCTTCGCCAATCTGATCGATGAAATCAGACGCATCATCAAGCTCTACTTTTAGAACACTTTGTAGATCTTCAATGTCTGTTTCTTCTATAGAATTTATTTCGTCACTTACAACTTCTATATCTACTTCTTCTAATAGACGTTTGTTATTTGTATATGCCATGTATGTTTATCCCACTCGTATAATTTTTGATTTTATAGGCTTCTTCCAGTTGTAACCCATTTGATTGAAGTTGCTAGAGAAGCTCGCGGCAGAACTAGCCATGGTTAATGCAAGTGCGTCAGCTTTGTCAGGAGATTTGACTCCTCTTTTGCGCATTGATTCCTTGGCTTCTATCTTTATCTTGCCTGTGCTTGTGTAAGTATAAGACGGACTGACTAATTCTGCAATCAGCTCGTCATCATTAGGCAATCGGCAATCGCGAGCAGAGAGCCAGTCTTTGATTTTGAACCATAATTCTGCGCGAAGATTCAAATAATTTTTCTTGCTTGAAGGCGATTCTGCGACATTAATCCCACGCACAGGTAGATCTTGTTCAGCTAATCGATCTACGACACCGCTTCCGACACCGATGACATCGACTAAAATCTCTTGCGGTCGATTCATTGCAGTTGCATCGTCATAAAGATTTTTAATTGCGCCGCAGAGTTGCATGAGATCCATTGATTTGAATGTTTTTATTTCAAATACTGTGTTGCCTTGTCTTATGCAGAGCGCTGAATTGTCAGCGCCGAAACGAGCGACATCGAGTCCCCATATTATAGGCTCACTTGCTGTCAACGTGACTTCTCTATCGACTGCTGATCTCGCTAACTCGATCGGAATAACAGTGTCATCGTCAGCGCTAGGAAATTGACCCAACACTTCGACTCTTGCGACTGTTGAATCAGCTCCGTATTGTTCGAGCATAGTGTTGAAAAGTTTTTGATCTGTGCCTTCAACGTCACGCGAGTCGATTTGTTCTGTTTGCCAGAAAGATCTGTTTGCATGAAACGAGTCATAGAAAGGACCCGTATTTCTTCGTGGATTCGAAAACGCGAACCAAAAACGATTTTTCGTTGGCTCTGTAAAAAAGCCTTCGCTGACTGAATAAATTTGATGTGGTATTCCCGATGCTTCATCGCATACTAGGGTGACTCCGTGCGAGCTGTGGATTCCCGCAAATGCGTCGGGGTTTTCTTCTGACCAGAGACTTGCTTGCGCGTAGTAGTAGCCGCAATCGATGCTTAAATCTCTGACAAGTAGTTCTTCGAACCATGCTTGTGGCTTTAACGCTGTCGCTGTTTTGTGAAACCAATGTCCGTTTATGGCTAAGCTGACCCATTTTCCGAGTTCTGCCCATGTTCTTGTTCTGAGCTGTGCTTCTGTGTTTGCTGTGACGATGACAGTTGAGCCGAGTCGCGTTGATAGCATGAACAGAATGATCCACGCTACGAGTGCTGATTTACCGATGCCACGTCCTGAAGCGACTGCGAGACGATACATCTCAGGCAAATCAATCATTTCATTGCGTTGTATATGCGTTGCAATGTCTCGTAAAATTTTTTCTTGCCACTTACGCGGACCCGTGAAGTCTTCGAGGGGGGTGTTTTCTTGCCCCCACGGAAACGCATAACGTACAAAGTTCAAAGGATCATCTTTGATCGTAAGCGACCAGAGCTGTGTCATGAGTTGTTCTTCTTGTTCTGCTGAGTATTTCATATCAAAAAAATTACAAAAAATTAGTTACACGTCTGCAAAAACAACGCACCCGTGTCGCAAGCGAAGGGGGGGTATGCCGAGCGTTTTTCACTATGAGTTATCATCATCATTCAGTGTCAGCTTCTTAGAGAGAAGTTGACTATCGCTTTGTCCATTGACGTTGCGAGCTGTTTCAATCTTGCGAGTCGAAGTAGGTTCTAAATCAATGATGCGTTTTTGTGCGTTCTGCAAAACTTTATTCAAACTGATCTGATGCTCGACAGTCTCATGAACTCTGTCTTTCCAGTTGTCTGCGTCTCTATTTTTTAAGAAAAACACTTGAGCAGTCACGTTAGGGTCTTTGCCAGCTCGACCTGTCGCAGAATCGAAGAGAGCAGAAGCGACCTCGTCAATGGCTTTTGTCTTACCTCTCTTTAATGCTGTGTCAAATTTCTTAGAATCACGCTTTCGTCTCGCGATTGTAGATAGCGAAACCCCAAAGGATTCAGCGATTTTTGATTCAGAAATGCCAAGTCCAGCCATTCTCGACACTTCTCGTAAATCATCGTCATTAAACTTTATTCGCTTCCTTCCGGCGCCTTTTGGATTCTTTTCAGTCTTTTCTGCCATTTAATTACTCACAAACCTTACAAGCATCGTTTGAATCATCGATCAACTCACCTAGAGCTATCGTTTCTTGTATGCGATACGCTAACTCTTTACCGACAAAGCCGCGATGACTCCAATACTTTGCTACTGTTTCAATGCTCATATCTTGTTCGACTTGTTCTTCGCTTTCTTCTTCGCTTTCTTCTGTCATGATTATATACCCTCTGTTATTTGTAATTTTCATTTATTCTTTTAGATCAATCAATAGTTGTTCAAATGTTTTCTCTTGCAACGCTTCGCAATAATCGATGACTTTCACTCCTTTCTGGCGTTGACCTTTGTTTTTGAGAAAGTAAATGCAGTTCGATCTCAAACAAACAAGTGCAAACACTTGACACACATCTTTGCTGTAGACTCTTTTGCCTTTCTTTACGAAGTTAAACTTGTATCGCTCATGTGTTCTGCTTTCTTCTTTTTGTGCGTTATAAGCAGATTTAACTTGTACTCCGTAGAACTTGTCATCAATTTGTATCACTAAATCTCGATTGCTGTTAATAGTAGAGGGTGAGAAGCAAGGAACACCCTTCATCATGAAGAATATTTCTACTAGCTTTTCGCCTGCGCTTCCACGCTGATTTTTATAATGTGCCAATCAAACTACCTCATCTTGTAATGCAACACCCTCTATATCTTTATCTGTTATTGGTTTTCTCGATTTAATTTCAACATTGCCAAAACTTTTGAATCTCTTTTTTAAATCAAAAACATCTTCATCAATTAGTGCAAGCAACTCTCTTATGCTGAAATATAAACTCGGTTTCTCTTTGTGTGACATTGCACACGCTTTCGGTAACTCTTCTGCGTTCTCTACAACAATAATCTGCAAATCATTGTGAGGGTGTTTAACAACCCACATAGCTGGACTCAGCTCATCGAATCCTCTGAATTTTGCATAATCAATAAACTTATCAAAGCCACGAATCATGCTTTCGCTGTAAGTCATTATCTTCTCATCATCAAACTTAGATCGTGCATCATCGAGCATTTGTATTAAACGCCTCATGTTCTTCTGATCATCGATTGACTGTATTTCAATTAGACGCTCAAAACCCCAATCACAGCTCACTTGAACTTTTCGCTTCAAATAGTTTGTATATGCTTCAGTCGATTTATTCTTCAGATCTTGACTGACTTTACGATACATATCAGGTTGAACTGTTTTCTTCTTATACATATAAAAGACTCAAAAAGAATAAATAAAAAATACTGACAAAATGGTCACGACAACGACTACGACTCTTATAGAGTCTGTCGTAGTGTCGCTGTGTCGGCGCAATGTCGCTGTCGATGTCGCAACTATGTCGCAAACGCTTGAAAGCACTGATTTTACTGAATTCATGATGTCGCAAGTGGTGTCGCAACTCATGTCGCAAGCATTTTGAAACTGCACTGAAAAAAACACGTTTTGCGACACGCTTTTGACGTTATTTTGCTCTATTTTGTTGTTTTTGGACAACATATCACTAAAAAGGTGGTTCTTCATCAATCAGTTTATTGCTCTTTGCATAAGCAATATCACGCTCAATTGTTCGAACTGAGACGCCTGTTTTGCTTGAAATTGCATCTTTGTCAGCTCCGTCATTGATCATTTGTGCAACGACTTCACGTCTCATCTCAAGATCGTCTTTGTCTTTTGACATGATTCCGTTTGAGTAGAGCCACGCAATTGGTAAAGCATCTTTACCATAGAAATGACGCGTCTTTTCAAATGACCACTTAAATGACGTTTCATACGTTTCAGCGTCAATGTCGAGTAGAGCGTCTGAATCGTTGTTTGCCAGCTCTGTCTTGATAACGCCGTCAAGCACTACGGTCTTACTCATGCTTCCGAGCTGGGTGCCTGCTTTTGATGAATGATGAACGAACCATGCACAGCGATCTTGTTGACGCAACTTAAGTAATAACGGTTGCACGTCAGATACCCATTCGTCTGCCTGATTCGAGTCGGTCATAGAAGTTAGAGTGAGGAGATTATCAAGAACCACTACGGAAGGATCTATCTTCTCGATCATGTCCCAGAACCATGTTTTTCCTTCTTCTGTATTGAGTGGTAACAATCCATGCTCTTGATCGTGATGCGACACGATAAATAAGTTCTTTTCTACGCGTTGTATAAGCTCTTTTCGTCTCTCGAAAGACTCAGCACTGAACATGTTGAGTTGTTGATTCAGACGTTCTTGCATCGCGTTTGGTGGCATTTCTGCATCGATATAAACGACTTTGACAGCGTTCGGTATCTTGTAATGACCGAAGTTGTAGCCTGACGCGAGTGCGATTGACATGACAGACGTACTCAGAGATTTGCAATGACCGGGAGCGCCGTGAATCATGAAAAGATTTGATCTCGCCATGAGATTCTCAATGAGCCATACTTTCGGTGGATACTCAATGTCTTTAAACGCTTTGTAATCGTGATAAACGACAGTGTGTGACGCTTCTTTGTGATATTCGTTGTCTCTCGCATACTTAACGACATCAAAGTATTCTTGTCGCTCATAAGCATCGTATAGATCGTCTTTTTCGTTCCAATGCGTTGGCGGTTTTACAATGCTCGTTTTAATGTTCAACGATTCGAGCTTTTCTTTTAATGCGATAGCACAATCGAATCCCGCCTCGTCATTGTCAGGAAAAACAATCACTTCATTAAAGTCTTTGAGCTGTGTCCAGTTGCTTTGCTCTAGTGCTGAGACTCCGCCGTGCCATGCACAGATGATGTTCTCTTTTGCGAGTTCTTTTGCACCGAGAAACGCTTTTTCGCCTTCAACTACGATGACGGGCTTTGCTGAATCGCCTTCACTTAATAATAATGGCATCAATCCAGTTGGGCGCTTCATGATCCAGTTATTTGAATCAATGCGACTAAAAGGACGATAAATCTTACCCTCGAATCGCATTGTGCAGAACGCATCATTAAAGCGTGAATAGATCTCTGCTTTGCTTGCAAGCGCTCTCATTTCGTCTGAGCTGTATTCTTTGCTTTGTATCTGTGTGTCGTTGTTTCTCACTGGCGGTAGTTTTTGTTCAGTGATACCGAGTGTTTCTAAAAATTCTGTGATGCTTGATTCTCCTCGCTCTCTTTGTATGAGTGAGAGCATGCCACCGCCTTCTTCGTTTTCGTGATCGTAAAATGTGCCTTTTGAGAGATCTATAGAGAGTGAGCCTTTGCGTCCGAATCTTAGTTCTCTGTCGCTACTGAGCTTTTCGTTGGGCGAACCCAACAATGCAATCGCGATCTGTTCTGCGTGTAGTGCTACATCGATCATAGTTGTCCTTGTTGTTTTGAGTGTAGAGAGCCGTGGAGGATCAACATGTAATAATTGGCTCTCTACACCATTCGAGGGTTAGTTCAGAACGGAATTTCTTCTGTCTCTTGTTGCTCATCGACAGAGCCATTCGTTTTGCTCTCATCAAGCGCTGTCTCTTCAAACGTATCTACTGTCGCTTCGAATGAATCGTCAGCTCGCCAACCTTGAATTTCAAACTCAGGTATTCTTGAACTACCTTTGCCGTAAGTGACTGCTTTTGATCCTGTGTATTCTATGACTGCAACTTTGCCTGCATTTTCAGCAATTTGAGGATGCAACGCTGTATATAAAGCAAGAAAGCCTTGAGAGACGCCTTTTGCGTTTGATGACCATGTTCTTACACCGAGATCTTTTGTATAAATATCAATAGAAAAGCCTCTTTTGTATTTGAGTTTTTCATCTTCAGTGAGAAGGGTCCCATCATTGCGCTGTGTCGGAAGCGATTTACGAATTCCTACTTCATCGTCCCAGTGCCAGTCGGGTGAAAATCCCTCTTGAATCCAGCCCCAACCGCTTTTGATTGAGTTCGGATCAAGTAAGAATTTATCAATCGTTACTTCATCGTCACCTGCTTTCCAGCCGTTGACGCTGGGCATAAATTTGATGTATTTTCGTCCGTCCATATTGTCCTCTAGTCCTAGTAAATCACCCATAGTTTTTCTCCTTTTAGTGAATAGTTATTATTAAAATGAAAACGACTGAGACTGTTATGATCGCAATCAGTTTTTCAAAATCATTGTTGTTGTAATGCATGTCAGTTCAAACTCTCAAATAAATCTTCTTGTAAATCTTTAATCTTCACTTTGCGAAGCGATGGATCTTTCGTCTTGTTGTTTTCACCCATGAACTCATGTGAATAGCAGATTCTTGAATAGTCATGTGTTAGCGTTGCAAAAGCGTGTCCGTTTCTTGCGTTGTTTCTCTCTTTTTCGTGATTTGCTCTGTCTCTCAGATCTTTCATGTTGCTTGAGGTGGCTCTCCAGATCTTTGACTTTTCACGATATGCACCCATTCTCATATGTGCTGTTTTTGAATAGACTCGATAGCCTTCTTCTAATGCTATGTCTGCAATTGTGTCTGAGAGTCTTGCTCCTATGCCCAGACCTTGATAGTCGGGCAAAACAACTGTTCGACACAATCTGACAGCAGTGCGATCATCGTTCTCATAATGAGGCGGATACCAACCCGGTTGTGGCATATAAGAGCTGAAGCCGACGATGTTGCTGTTCCAGATTGCTGTGTAACAAACAGCGCTTGTCGGTATTTCAGACGTTAAATAATGATGTTTCGCAAACATGTTCCATAAAGTGATTGGTGATTTGTAGACTTCAATATCAATTCGTGGTCGCCGAAGTGACCTCCTAGACAATCTTTGAGCGTCAGTGTCATAAACCCAATCGGGTTCTAACCACTCAAGTATGTCTTGATGACAGCTCGCGAGTACAACTCGTTTAAGCTGTTTTCTTTTAATGTATTTAGAAAATGCAACTGAACACGATTTTGCGACAGCTCTATTGACGACAGAAGAGTATTCATCAATGACGCAATTGTCTTTCAGTCGTCTTGCGAGATCAGCTCTGAAGCCCTCGCCATTTGAAAGTACATTTCTCGGCTTCGCCCAAGTCGGGATTGAGTTTAGTCCGACAGCTCCGAGTCTTTCTACAGCGTCATCTTCGTTTTCAAAGTGTGACGCAACAGATCGATTTCTGTGCCATGTTAATTGTTCTTCTTCACCGAATCTTTTGAGTAGGGTGCTTTTACCACTGCCGCTCGATCCGAAGATTATGCCCAATGTAAAGTCTTCTTCGATCTCTGGCATATCAGGCACAGTGAACTGTGTTGTGCCTGAAAATTCGAAGTCAAAATTTTTGTAGATCGTTTGATCAATCTCAGTCATTTCGATTTCACTGCTGAGAACTTCTTGCTCTTTCACAAAACTTGTTTGTCTAGCGTCAATCATCAGTGAATCACTCGCTCATGAAACTCAACACACAATTGCTCGAAGCGCTCATTGATGTAATCTTCGTATTCGAGATGTTCTTTCTCGTTTGATTTGCAATACTTGACATATTCTTCGTGCATCCATTTGACGAAGTCTAAGAACTCATCGAAATGTCTGTTCTTAATATCAGACATCACTACGAGCTTTAATGAAGCCAATGAATAGATAAATAAATTGATCAAAGTGCATACGAGCAGGGTATTCGCTGAACTCGACATCGTAACTTTCATCGACAAAGTTAAACATCATCACAGGAAACTGAACTTGTATGTCTTGATAGTCGTACTTGTAAATCAGAATCGGTATCTCTTGTCTCTCTTCACAGACATCACAGACTTGTTTCCACCATTCGTTGCGTGGTAAATCATTCGCTTGTTTCGCATATCGCTTACATTCTATTTGAAAATTATCAAGCCCAACGAGATCTGCGCCGCCATCTCTTGTTTGATTCAGATTGCGCTCAAGAGAGTAGGGCAGATGATAGTTCTCAAGCTCACGATTGATCATGTTCTTGATCGTGTTTTCAAATGAATGTCCTTTTACTCTACTAGCTTTCGACACGTTCTTTCTCTTCTCTTAATGCTCTGCGCAACATGTTACTGATAAGATCTTTAATCTTCTGTTGCTTGAAATCCGCCAATGCGCGGACTTCTTGATGTAATTCTTCATCGATCCACAGTGCTTTTTTTGTTTCTTGTTCGCTCATCTTTTGCAAGTCAATAAATTCAGTATCAAACAGACGTATGTTATTAGTAATGTGTCAATATTAAATATATATTTTTATATATTACAATTTGAATATAGATGATGAACAGATGACAGAATGATAAATAATGATTGTTTACAGATAACAGCCGTGTATTATTATATATATTAATAATTAGTTTTTTATAGGAGAACGAAATGGAAACACTCAACAAAAAAATAGAACCTTTTGTCTTTATATCTGCGGATGAATGGAAAAAACAGTTAGAAAAAAACAATGCTCATATAATAGAAGAAACTGGTGAACATTTTATTATGGGATGGAATCCAAAAACCTGTAGTAATTTTGCTCAAACTGTAGAGATTCATCCAGTATTAAGAATGAATTACATGAGACCCAAAATCGGTTCCATGAAGGATTGGGAAGAAAAAACTTTAAGAGCAAAATTGGAAGAACATCAAACAAACAACAGGGCAGCCAATTAAGGCTGCCTTTTTTATAGGAGAACGAAATGAAACTAAAATTAGAAACAATGAAAAACAGTCCTTTTTATATATCAACGGAGAATCTGATATATGACGAGTGTGATAATTACAAACAATCTCTGACAGCAAAAAACAAAATTGCTAAAGCCAGACTTATTAGAGTCAACAAAATGATCACCGAAGAAAGAAAAAGAATCAAAGCGATAATTGATGAATTTGGTGAAAATCACGATATGGACATTAAAACAAGGATAAATGATCTTGTTCGTTATCGTAAAGAGTTCAAGAAAGAAATTGAACAGGTTGCGACTGAGTATAGCTTCAGAAGAAAAATCAATGCATTACTTAAAAAGCATAGCTATTTATCTGTGCTTTGGGATGGTGATCACGATGTTTTTACTACTTGGGTTTACTCAGATGATTTCGATGCTGAGAAAGACTTTGAAGGTGATCCATTTCAAGCCGAACACTTTTGCGATGATTATGAAGAAGCATACGAAAGATGTTTGGCCTACATTGAGCATCATGAAACCAAAAACAGGGCAGCCAATTAATATGCACGCAACATATAGACATTATTACATAACAACAGGCGCTTCTGCGAAGCTCTACACATTGCGCTGTCATGAGCGTTTCACAGTAAGTCTACCAACTGGTGGCGCTCGACAACATGAGACTGACTATCACATTAAAACTCTTTGTGCTGACTCAGATCGTGCGATAAAGAAAGCACACGAATACGTTGACACTAAACACGCAGACGATGAGACGAAACCGAAACTTATGACTGAAGGTGCAAAACAGAAAACATACAAAATCACGCACAGAAGCCCAGAAGTGATCGAGCGCATCAGAACAAGAAAAGCGTTTTCTGAAGGCATAAGAAAAGGACTCGCATTCAAAAAGTGGACAATCGAAGCACACAAAAAACTCGATGACGAGATTGTTCCATTCGGTTACTGGAAAGATGTAAAGATCGAAGAAATGCCAATGAAGAACATTCAATACTTTGCGAGTCTGACTGAGTACAAAAGCGAGATACATAAAAGATTGTCAGATCTTTGTAAGCCACACTGCAAAGATGTGTTTGAAGATCGCAACAAGCATTTTGCAAACATCAATGAAAAGAAAAACATCAAAGCAATGATTGTGAAAATTGATCGTTATGAAACTGATTACGGTGTTCATACTTCAGTGCATTACATCACAGAGCAAGGTCAAAGACTCAAAACATTCGGATCATGCACTACAGCGTTTAATAGAGCGCTTGTCGATGATTACAGCGTATATGACATGATTGAGTTTGAAGCGACAGTTAAAGAACACAAAGCTTTTGAGACGTATAAATCTACAAAATTAATACGACCAAAATTAACAAAATAATTTCACATACATAGGAGAACGAAATGGAAACGAAAAACAATGAAGAAAGGCTTGTGCAAGATATAAAAGGAGTCTTAGAACTTATCAATTTTGAACTTGACTACCCTAATAAAAATTCTGTTCATTCGCATCAGATAAGCCTTCATCAAAAAGTATCGGAATTAAGGGAATTATTGATTCGGTTAGATTTCGAATATCAAGAAGAATAATTAATTTTACATAGGAGAGAGAAATGAAACGCAAAAAGCGTTCACAAACGCACGGGAAAATCGTCACACTCATTCGACTCAATAAATATGAGAGTGAACTGTCTTTAGCTGAGAGAAGAAAGCTATTAAAAAAACAACGCGCAGAGATCGAAGACTATCTCGGATCAGGCGCACACAAACACAAAGAAAGAAAGTGGCATTACGTTGAGTTGCATCACAGTAACCCTTATAAAATGCCTGAGTTTGAGAAAGCGATCAAACACGCAATACGCAAAAGAGCAGACATTGTTCTGAATCGTATCGGCACACGCATGAAGAATCTCAAGTTCATCGATCTCGTTTATGACGCGAGCGAGAATCATAGCGTTAATTTTTATGTGTGCTATCAGAGCGAAAAACCGATCGATGCGAGCGTTCTAGTTGCAATCAGTAATGAGCATAGAGCAGAAGTGTCTCGCAACACGAAATACGCACTCGCAAAGCTCAAACGCAAAGGAGTAAAGCTCGGATCAAAAGACATCGACAAGCTCACTGAACACGCAGTCAAGTCGCACACAGACAAGCGCTTAGAGTTTGCTGTGAAGATGCGACCTGTTGTTGAAGAGATACAACAATACGGCGCAACAACGCTCACAGAGATTGCGAAAGCGCTCAATAATCGTGAGATTAAAACGCGATACAAGTCACACAAGTCGAGCTGGCACGCTTCAACAGTCAGCAACTTACTTAAAAGCATAAAAGAACTGAAAGAGGGAGAGAAATCATGAGAGGAAGTAAACGATATGAGAGCATCGATGCGTTGATTGAGTCCTCACCTTATCGAGATGAGCCCGACAAAAATGAAGTTTTAAAACTGTTTTCAGGCGCAATGCTACTAAGAATGCTTCATCACGATGTGAAGAAAATAAACGGAAGCAAAGAGGCGATTCAGCTGGGAATGTTTGTGAGTGAGAGTGGATATCTAGCTGTACAACTGCTCGTCTCAGTGATTCTTCTGCGCGGAGCCAGCAAGAAGATTTCATCCTCAGACCTGTTCCTTAGTATGTATGCGCTGGGAATAGCCGCTTCTAAAAGCAGTGTGGATAAGACGCTCAAATCAGCAGTCGATCATGATGTCTTCACCAAGCATCAGGGCACCGATAAAAGGTCGTATCACTACGATCTGAATCACGACATGATTGAGCCGTTTAATCGATTCATGACCGATTACTTTTCACGCATAACCAATCTTAGCCCAGAGGACTTTGATGAAGTTCGACAAGGCGTGTTTCCAGCGAGTGAAGTGCCCAAAATGTTTAAGGCACTGCTCAAATAATAAGGTTAAAAAATGAACCGTAAATTACAACGTAAATTACAACGTATATTACAACGTATATTTTAATGCAATTGTTCTTGCAATGATGAAAAGGGTCTATAAATTAATGATGAAATGAAGATGAAAGAAAGAGACGAAATAACACCAAGCTGGGCATACTTAGATATCAAAGAGACGTGTCAAACAAACGGAAAGCTGAAAAAGCAAGCAAAAGGAAAGCGAATACACGCACGTCTAGCGAGCAGAGCAGACGTTATTGACTTCGCAACAGTCTTAGAAAGTTTGTACGAGCGAGTGTTGCATTATCTTAGAACGAATGACTCGAACGATCTCTGGCTCGTCTCTGACGTAAGAAAAGCGATGGAAGACGCAAACACAAATCACGAAACGCTCATAGAGAAGCGTTTGATCAAAGAAAAGAACAAATACAGCGACAACGAATGAATCAACGATTGGTAAAAGAAAGCAGAACAGCGTTTGATAATCGTAATGTTACAAATAACGAGTTTCAGCAATCGACTCTGATTGCGAAAAATCAATGAAAACCAATAAACACAGCGAAAGCGGGAATATGAACAAATATAGACATATGCGTATAATATATATTAATTTTCCTATTTTAAGAGAGATAAGAGCTTTAAAACTTTTTCTTCTTCTTAATACAATAGAAAATCCACGTCTGTTATTCGTATTCTTGCAATCGCTCTTTACTACAGGAGAGCATTATGCAAGCACTACAACAATACAGAGATCGTGAATATCACACTTTCATACTTTTAGATCAGAAGAATGAAGTCGGTGGAAACACCATAACTGTCAGAAAAGACAGCATCTATTCGTATTTTGCAGATCGTTCAGATTCGTCAGCTACGATAACAACACCTGAAGGTACGTTCACTGTAACGATGTCGCCTTATGACATTCAAAAGATGATCACGAAGCACATCACATGGAGACAAACCAATGGTCGGTAAAGTAACAGACGATGGCGGTGCTTCTGCAAGCGGTGTCTCAGCGCTTCTTGGTAACAATCCTTACAAGTCAAGAACTGAATTGCTTGACGAGAAGATCAGAGCGCGAGATGGTGAAAACATAAGACTAGATGAACAGCCATCTATAATGAGAATGGGTGACGTTCTTGAAAACACTGTGCTTGATGAAGCGTGTCTCAGAATGGGTCTCGATAATGTCAGATTGAATATTGATGAGCCACTAATACATGAGCGATTACCGATACAGGGAAGTCCTGATGGGATTGCAAGTGCTGGAGCCAATAACACAATCGTGATAGGCACTGATTACGACAAATGCATATTTACGCCTGATAGTGACATTGTTCAACTCAAAGGCGATGGCATCTTAGAGTGTAAGTGTACGAGTGCATTTCCTGAAGATGTGCTTCCTGCATGGCGCGGTAAAGATCAACTCTTCGCAAACATGGAGTGTGCAAACATGACATGGGGCGCTGTTGTCGTACTCTATCAAAGTGTTTTCTTAAAGATATTTGTGTACACGCGAAACGAAGATTGGGTCAAAAGATTCGAGTCGGCTGTGATTGACTTTGAGAGACGCATCGTTGAGCAAGATTATTATGATCCTGAAAGTTCTGAAGATTGCGACATTTTATATCCGAACGATGCTGAAGAAACAATCGAGCTTGAAGACGATCTTGAACATCATTTTTCTGAGATCTTACATGCGAAGAGTCTAATCAAGAACGTTCAGCAATCAATCAAAGATCATGAAGCTGTGATTAAAGAACACATGCAAGAAAACAAACACGCATTATGTGGCACACACAGAGCAACGTGGGGAAGTCGTACATATAAAGCACAAAAAGAGAAGATTGTTCCTGCTAAAGAAGCGTACACAATTCGATCTAAAACATTATCAATCAGAGAGGAAGATTATGGACTTGACTAAAAAATATGTTGGCAAAGTTGCATACAACAGACAAAAGAACATGACTGAAACTTATGAAGCAATCAAAGTGTTTGCTGAAAAGACTGGACACACACCAACGCGTGTTGAGCTTGCAAAGCACATGAGCATCGGTCTAGGCGCAATAGACAAGCGCTTACAGCATTTGTTTAATCACTGTGAGTTTGTCGATAAAGACGAGAAGAACGGGCAAATAGTTCTCTATAACGAAGATGTGTAACAGTAGAGATAATGAGCCTTTTAAAGCATTTGTGAGTCGCATGTATTACAGAAACATATTAGAAAGAGCGCGACACGATGAAAAGCCTTATAAAAACCTATTCCGCTATTACAGGAAAAACTATGATTTTATACATGATAAATACAGAGAGGGTAAATCATGAAATCTGACACACAAAACAAAAGAATTAAAATTAAAACGCTGAGTAATCAAGAGCAGTCGTTTTATCTGTATTACTACAGAAACAACAAAGCACATTTGATGAAGATAGCAAGTCAAGGAACTGACATCGATACTGTGAGACGCATTGCAAGCGATATAGAGAGTCGTATGAGTGTTGATGCACATTATGATCCGTTGCTTGAGAGACAAAAATCAAGACGTGAGATTAAACGTGTTGATATAACTCTTCATCAGTTATTCACAGACTATTTAGATGACATCAACAAGAAGAAGTCACACGATAAGATTCAGCAGATTTACAACAACAACATCAAAAACGTGCTAGGAGACAAAAAGATCAGCACGATTGAGAAAGCAGACATTGTTGAGCTGAAGAGAAAGATCAGCAAGAGAGCGCCTTACGTTGCAAACTCTGTCATCACATATCTGCGTTCTGCGTTTAACTTCGCAATTGAAAGCGATCTATTAGAGAAGAATCCTTGCAGTCGCATTAAAAAGCACGAAGATGTTGAGCGTAATCGTATTTTGTCAAACGATGAGCTGAAGCGTGTTTTTGAAGTATTAAACGAGAAAGCGAAGAATAAAAACAATCATCAAAGCGTTGCATTTATCAAGCTATTGATCTTCACAGGTGCAAGAGTTTCAGAGATTGCAAACATGCGTTTCAGCGACATTAAAGATCGTGTCATAAGACTGTCTCAGCACAAGACAGATCATCTAGGACAAGACAAAATAATCTATTTAAACGATCACACATTGTCGATCATAAACGCTTTAAAACGCACGCATGAAAAAGCAAGAATTATCGGTATTAAAAGCCCGCGTCATTTGTGGGATTCAGTCAGAAAAGAAGCAAACATCGAAGACGTGAGACTACATGATTTGAGACACACATACATCTCATTCGGCATCAATACTCGCACTGTGTCATTCGATGAAATGAAAGATCTAGTCGGTCACAAAGACGCTAAATCAACGCAACGCTATTTAACGAGATCAATTGATACAAACTTAGCTAACGCTGATGCTGTGTCGAATGAGCTTTTAAATCTAATCAACTAAAAAAAAGGAACTAAAATGAGTGAAAACACTGAAACAATCACGTTTGACAATGAGCAATACAACGTCTCAGCTCTAAACGAGCAAGCAATTCAGTATTTTAATATTTTGATGAAACTGCAAAACGAATCAAACGAGCAATCGTATCAATTAAGCAAAACAAACATTGCGATTGAAACAATGTCTGATCGTTTTAAAGCATTGCTTGACGAGCTTGATATAAAGCCTATCGAAGAGACTGTTATTGACACAGAGACTAAAACGATAGAGCAGTAATTTGTTTGTAAAAACAATTTTGCTTTTGTTTATATTTAAAGGAACAAACATGCCAATAATCAACATGAAAGGACTTGATCTGATCAAAGAGTTTGAAGGTCTAAAAACAGACGCTTACAAAGATCGAGCTGGTGTCTTAACAATCGGCTACGGAAGCACAAAAGACGTAAAAGAAAATGATTCAATCACTGAACAGTTTGCGACTGCAATGCTTGATAAAGAGTTGCGTGAATACGAAGGCTACATTGATAATCTTGTAAATGTTCCTTTAAATTCTAATCAACATTCAGCATTAGTAAGTCTGATTTATAACATCGGGCCCACGCACTTTAAAGACAGCACTCTTTTGAGAAAACTCAATGAAGGTAAATACGATGAAGTGCCTTATCAAATGAAGCGTTGGAACAAAGCAATAGTGAACGGAGAGCTAACAGAGCTTGAAGGACTAATTAGACGCAGACAAGCAGAAGCAGATCTATTTAATGAGGACTCGTAATGATTGAAAATGAATTTCAAGTTGACGAGCTAATACATAAGAAAGGTCAAGAATATGGGCACCCAATGAGATTTTTTCGTCAGTTATCGAAAGTGTGGAGTGGAGTGCTTGATGTTGAAATCACTCCTCAGAAGGCGGCGATTATGATGCTACTGTTCAAGTCAGTTCGATTGTATAACAACTCAAACAAAGCTGACACTCAAGATGACATTCAGGGTTATCTTAAAATTGTCGATATATTGAATGATTTTAAATAACCATTAAAAACCCCTTTTGTTGTTTCGCAACAAAAGTGAAAGCCTTAACCTATTAGAGATTTTTTAGAATCATTCTAAAGAATTGGGCTTCTATGTCATCAAAATAACCCATAATTCACAATTACTCGAGTTTATGAATTACTAGGAATTACAAAAAAGATAGTAAAATCAAGCACTTACAGAACTATGTTATAATATAAGAGTAGCAAGAACAGTGACAGTAGCGATCTTTAACAACTAGATGACAACGAGCAAAACTTTAATCTTAATAAAAAGGAGAAAAAATATGAGCAACTATAAAAATGAAGAATTTACTCTTCGACTAACAGAATCTCAAATACTAGAATTAAGAGATGTATTAGAAGATCATATAACCTTTCTTGCCATAAACGAAATGGAAGAACTAGAGTGCATGGAAGATTTGCAAGATAGACTTCATAAAATTAACATATGTAACTGGTAAAAACAAAAACAAGAAACCCACATCATTCATTTGGTGTGGGTTTTTTAATACTTATAAGCAAAATAATATATAATATTTGTAAATTCCTAGAAACCCCAAATACATGAATATCAGTGAGTCAAGAGGAGCGTCAAAGATTAACAGCACAAGTCGAGCATTTTCGTATGCAATATCGAATTGCATTGTGCGGTCTAGTGATTCAAACGATACTTTTAATTTTGATTTAGTTGATATCCAATATTTCCCGGTGTTGTACCTAGTGTTGTAGGCGCAGGATTTGGGGTAGCATCAACAGATTGTTTTACTTGACTTGCTCTAAATCGTGTTGAAATAGCTTTCAATCCGGGTATTGCCGCAAACCATTTGTTTGCATTTTTGATTCCTAGAACAGCAACGACATTTGTCCACATGTTTTGTAAGGCGCTTATATTAGCCGCGCTAGTATTAGAGAAATTCTGTGTCGTATTGAGCGTTCTGTTTGCGACTCTTGCAAACTGCTGAAGCAAAGCGATCTCTTCTTGTGTATACAGAGCGCTCATTAACGGTTTATTGTCTTGCAACACTTTATTCACATTTGTCAGTAATTTTGCACCGCTCAAGCCTTCTCTTTGTGCGCCTCTACTTTGATTCATTATTTTTAGATAAATTTCTTGTCTGAGCCCATTCCATGAATCTGGAGATAAATTTTCTTTCATTTTAAGCAAGTCACGTTGTAAATTTGCTTTATTAATAAAGCCCAAATTAGAGCTATTAAATATGTAATTCGATGCACTTTCAGGCGCAACAACAAGCTCTCTATTTCCTGATTGTTGGTTGATTTTTGTTAATCGATCCATCAGGTTTCCAGACTCCCATTTTTGCTTGTAGTCTTTATATCCCTTGATTGCGTCTCTCCATGTTTTTATTACAATGTCGTCTCCTTGCAATAGAGCTGTTTCGAGCAAGCTGTCTATTTTATTATCAAGTTGTGTTTTCATTTTACCCAAAGCAACTGATGATTCGTCTCCTTTTCCGCTTCTTATTTTTGAGTTTAGTTGCTTTCTTAAATCAAACAAACCTCTGACTGAAACACTAGAGTCTTTTGCGCCCAGTTCTGTAAAGCGCTTTATAAAGTTCTGCACAGGCAATAAATCATCAATCGCATGATCTTTTGTTATTACTGTTTTTACATCATCGCCGAAACCTTTAAAGATGTTTGATGGCAACACTGTTCCTGATTCTTCTGAAAGCTCTCTTGCTGTAGTAAACGCTTTGTTTGCGTCTGTTTTTGCGACTTGTCTTGCCGCAGACAGTTCAGCTTGAGCTAAAGATCCGCCTTCGCCTCTACTTATTGTTGGCGCTGATCCAGCTAGAATTTTTTGTATTTCAGACATATTGCTTGTAATTGCTTGTTCTTGATCTGCTCTTGCTTGATTCATTATTTGTCTTGCATCGTCTCCGTAGACTCCTTTTCTTGCTTCGCCTTCAATAATTTGTGCTTGTTTGTTTCCTGTTAGTGTTCCTTTCGTCTGTGGAACTTTAACTGGTAAAGATTGTGCTTCAGAATATGCGATCGCTTCTTCTGTAGATGCTGGCTTTAACTCGCCTGAAACAAATTGATTTCTGAGTCGATCTTTAAACTCTTTTGTCATTGCGCTCCATTCAACACCCAATTGTTTTAGTATTTGTTGTCCTTGTGCGGTAAGCTCACCACCAGCGCCAAACATAGAATCGTCTGTTGCTCCCAATCTGATTTGCGTGTTTCTTAAAGCGTTAGCAAGAGAAGGAATCGCAGAGAATAATACATCAGCGCCACCCTGAAAGACGCTTGTGAGCGCGGCTGTTCCAACAGCTTTTGGTATATCAATACCCAAATCTGTATCTGTAACTCCAAGAGATGATAAAGCGCCACTTCTTTGAGCGCCTGATGCTTGTGAAGCAACATCTTCACTAACGCTTAATATTCCACCTGTTCCGCCAGCTCTTACCATGTTGCCACCTATTCCAACACCCTTGTTGCCAACTCCAAGTTTTTTTCCTATACCGAGAAAGCTCAATAGTTTAAACACAGCGCTCATTGTGTCTTGAGTAGACCAGCCTGGCTTGTTTATATAATAATCTCTCCCACCTAATGCGACAGTTGTGTTTCCGTATTGGTCTTGTTTTATTTCTGCATCAGGAAGATTATTTTTGATTATGTTTACAGCATCTTGACCATGACCGCCAGAAGTCAATAGACCCAGAGATGTGGTCCAGGGCGCTGATCCTTTCATGCCTGGTCCTACACCTATGTTTCCTCCTGGGTATAGCTCTGGAGCTGTTGCTATTTCGGGCAATGCTGGATCGTATCTACCTTCTGCTGTTATTGCACCTCTTATTTTGGCGCCTGTTGCTGACCATGTTTCGGGATCAGCCCAGTTTTCTCTTTTTGTCCAGTCACCACCTCTGAAAATCAGGGCGCCTGATTCAAGATTGTATTCTTTACCTACTGCTGGCGGATTTTGCTCTGTAAATTTCATTGACTATTTAAAAAGGATCTGAGATTGGTTCAGAGCCATAAATTCTCATCTTCTTGGCTTTTCTGTCGTAATAAAGATCGCCTATTTTAATGTCTCCGTTTGCTACTGCTTGCTGAAAGTCTGTTGCGCCTGTATCTTCATTTGTTTCCATATCAAACTTTCTAAACAATTCAGCTTCAACATATCCTGAGTTTTCATCTCTTAAAGCGGCATTAAATCCGAGTATTTCGCCATGTTCTGCAACATATCTTTTTTGCAGTTCGAGCATTTTTCGATCACGCTCAGTTGTTGCTAACATAAATTTAACAATCAGTCTGTTTGCTTCTTTTGTTTTACCTAGACTTGCGATTGCTTTTTGATAAAGATTTGCTTCAAAGTCTGATGTTGCACCCGATCCGACTGCTCTCATACGAGGAACAATATAAGAGCTTAGAGCATCAAAAAGCTGTTGAGCGCCTAGATTTTCAACATACGCTTGATCCTTTCCTCCAAATTCTACGAGCCATGATTTGATTGGCAAAAATGCTTCAGTCATAGCGCCAGTCTCAAAGTCTGGATCATCGAGTAAAGTGTCCATTAAATACAGTCTGTCAGTCACATTTTGATTGTCTATCAATCTTTGGTCGCCCTTTGTGAGAGCATCGTACGCATATTCAATACCCATTTGTGATTGTATAGCTGGCATGTTTATCTGTGTCGCTCCTTGCCTCGTTTTTCGTTCTAAAAACTTAGCATATTCAGGATCAGTAGGAGAATCGTCAGTTCTTATATATTCTTCGTATGAAGTAGGGCCCTTTACTGGCGTCATTTGATTTTTGTAAATCTCACCTAAAATAGAAGGATCAGATTTTGCGTATTCACCCATTGCTTCTGACATTTGATTTGTTGAGACAAGTTGATCTATTTGCTTATTAAGACTGGCTCTTTGTTGCTCTTTTCTAGCCCTCTCATTGGTTGCTTCTTGAGCTTGTTGCATAGCAAGTTGATTCGCTTGTCTTTGTTGAGCTTCAGCGCCTATGTTTCTTCCTGCAAATGCGTCACTGAGAGAGTAGAGCATGTTTCCTAGTCCTACGTTACGAGCGTTTCTTTGTTGTTTCTCATAAGTGTCTGCGCCAGCTTGCGTTTCAAAGAAGCCACGTTTTAATGCTTCTTGCTGTGCTTGATCAGGTGTAAAACCGCCGCCTCTTGCGAAGAAAGAGTTGATACGTCTAGGCTCTTGCACTGCAACACGATTCTGCTGTTGAGCTTGTTGCTGAGCTTGTTGCTGAGCTTGTTTCTGCATTTGCTCTAAATATTTTATGTATTCAGGTGTCATTTAATTTTCTCATTTGTTAAAGAAGCCGCCAGCAAATGCTGAACCGAGCAAGCCTACGCCTGCACCAAGCATGTCTCCGAAACCTACTTTTTGTCTTTGTGTTTCATTCGTAGATGAAGGCAAGAAACTGACACCAGACTTGAGACGATCTAGCTGTACGTCAGGATATCCTTGCGCTCTCATGAACTCGCTGAAGTTTGCGTCAAGTTGAGCTTGTTGCATTTGTCTGTTCATTGCGCCGACATTTCCGAGCAGTCCAAGCGTTTTGTATTGGTCTGATAAAAGCCCACTTTGAATTCCTGTTCTGTACGAGCGGTCATCTAGTCCGAGCTGGGTTGCTGTGTCGAAGCCCGATTTTCTTAGATCTGAGACTGTGCGACCTACAGCGTCATAGTAACCACGATCTGCGTCTCCTTCTAGTAGAGCTGAACGAGATCCACCGAAAGCGCCCGCACCGATGGCTCTGTCTTGACTGTCTGCAATTTGTAATTGTCTCGCTCTGTCGAGATCTTGTATTGAACGATCAATGACTTCACTCTGGTACGGATTCATATAAGGCGATATATCAAGTGGTGCGCCACCCATGTTTGCTAGTTGACCTCTAGGGTTATATCCCATTGAGTCACCGAACATGCCTCTTGTTGCATCAAACGCAGTAACATCGTCAGGAGAGTATCCCGCAACAAGCGGATCAGTATAAGGTTGGAAAGGTATATCAGCCGCAGATTTAGCGCCTGAATAAACTTCTTTATACATAGCAAGAAGTTCGGGGTTTATTTCTGTGTTGGTTGTCTGGCTGCCCTTGGACATGAATTTTTACCTATATTTTTTTACTAATTATATTTTCAGCGTGGAAGCCGAGATGTTGAGCTTTTTTTACCCAACCTTTTCTTCCACCGCCATAGAGTTTTGTTGCACCGAAATGACGAGCAAAATTCTCAATGCTCGGCAACATTTCTTCTAAATCATCAAAGCGCCCAGCGCAGAAGATTAAATTCAATGCAGTCGATTGAGGATAAACAACCAATTCTGTCACAAAACAAGATTGCTGGTTGTGGTGCGGAAATAACTGAAAACGTCCAGTTTCGATAAGCTCACGCACGTCACTAATATTATACATATCTTGATATCGAATACATTTAGAAATTAAAGGCTCGCACCAACTCCACACGTTTTCTGACAGTTTATTAGACTGTCGCTGTTGTAGAGAGTACGCCTGCATCGCTCACTTCTAGTTTGTATTTTGTTCCGTCAGGTGACACTAAGACGACTTCTGTTTGATCGCCTCCATTTGCTTCAATGCGTTCACCTTTTTTGAATGATAGTCCGTCTCGTTGTTCGACTTCAGCGACAAGATAATTCATATATTTTTGATCGTATTCGTTCTTTGGCTTCGTTAGTGCTTGTCTCATTATCTGCGACCTCCATTTTTTAGGTCGAGCCTTATGTCACCGAGCGAAAATGATTGATCAGTATCACCTTCAATTGTCATAGATATTTCTCTTGCTGAGATACGACAATCAGAGTAGCCATCGTTTTCAAACGTGACACTACCGAAATCCGTTTGAGCGCCGAGTGGTGTAAAACGACCTTTGAAACTTAGAGTCACTCCCGGCAATGTAGTCGCCTCAGAATCAGGTATCACTTGCGTTGCGTGTATGTAGTTGTCTCCTTTTGCGAGTTGTATTGCGCCTGAAGTTGCTGTTGGTTTAGATGTGCCTAGATCTTTGCTGTTGAATAGACTTCCTTTCTCTTGATAGTAAACGAAACCATTTTCGTCAGAAGCAATCGGATAATCAAAAACGCCTGCATCGTGATAAGCGCTACGATTTAGCTCACCGATTGCCCACGTGTTGTCGATGTAGTTCCATAAAACGTACTTGTCAGGTGTTTTGCTCTCACCACTAGGGAAAAAGAACCAAATTTCATTGTTTGAGCTGTTATGACCTGCACATGTTGCTTTACGATATAAATAATTGATGTTGTCGAATATGTATGAGCTGACAGGACATTTCAGCTCTTGCACTGAGCCATCGTATATAAAGACTGAGCTTTCACCAAGCCACGCGATGAAGTTTCCAGCGCTTGCTATCGCTCGCGGTGATATAGCTTTACAATTTGTGCCGGCATCAGATATGCCATAGATGAAAGGAGATCCTGTGTAGTATAGACGAGCCAGCCCTGTATCTGTCCATACCAAAATGTCTGTTTGCCATTTGAGTGCTGTTAATGCACGACCGCCTGTTGGTATTTGCAGATCGCCAGCTGTGTTTGTAGAAGCCGCAGTCCATGTCGTATTTGCTTCTCTTGATGACCATGAAACTTTGCGTGGATCACTGCTTGATCCAATAGCAACTAAATGTCTTTCGTTGCTGACAACAAGTGATTGACAGCCTGTTGGCGCATTAGTGATTGCTGTCGCAGTTGCATCAGGTGAGCCGCTTCCTGCGTCGGGTCTCCACTGGTACAGTTTGCCGTCTGATGAACAGCTAAAGATTAAGTGTTCGCCCCAGTTGTCAAAAGAATAACTGTGTGCGTTTAAGCCTAAGCCGGATTCTGATCTGGCATCGCCATAATCTTCCACGTTGTAATTAAATGCGCCGTATCCGAGCGGTGAGGTGCTGTCTGGAGTTACAAAGCCAGAAGGAGTTATATCCCGCCATACAAAGTTATAAAGCGTGTAAACTTTTTGATCAGTGCCGATGACTAGAATTTGATCTCCGTCATTTTTGTTGTATGAAAAAATGCCAATTGGAATACCAGTCAAAGCTGTACTGCGAAGCAAATCCCAGCCTTTTATTGGTACTAAAATCCCGTCTTTGAAGCGAATCAGATTGCTAGTGATCCAGCGACCACGATTCTGATAATCAGTGCCGTTGGTGTATACACCGCTTTTGGGAGTTATAGGCAATAGAGCCATACTTAACCGCCTATCGTTTTCGTTTCAGTCGTAGGCGTGATCTGCTCAGTGATATTAGCATCTAATTCATCTTTCATTGCTTGCACTTCATCTTCGCCCATGGCTGTTTCAGTCCAGCCTTCAACGATTGACTCAG